TTGATGGAACAGGACGTGTAATACCTGGTAGCTTAATCTTACAGAGATTTAAGCCTAAGGTAGGTAATTGGCAAGAGATCAATGCTACAGAATGTTGCAGTGATATTACTACCACTACAACAACAACAACAGCTCCTGCAACTACGACTACTACAACTACTGCAACACCTGTTACTACCACAACTACTACAACTATAGTATAATGGCCAAGTCATTGTTTCCACAAGAAATGCTAAGCTCTGCTTCAGGAGAACTATCTCCTGATAGCATTGCTACAAAGCTCACATACTTTGAGCTTCAGCTACATAATTTGCATTGGGCTACACGCTCTTATGCAGAACACATGGCTCTTGGTGGATTGTATGATGCTGTGTTCGATCTTAAAGATGAAATCATTGAGAAGATCATGGGATATACAGGCACTAGAGCAAAGATTGGTAACCCAGGACAGTTGAAAGAATACTCTCCAGGAGTATCCACAGGAGTTGTATCTGAATTAATGACATTCGCAAAGCAATTAGAAAACTATGGAGCTGGTAATAACATGCCAGACATAGAAAACATTGCTCAAGGATTGTCAGGAACTGCAGCTAAGACTAAATACTTATTAACCTTGTCATAAATGCAGGTAGAGAAGAAGTTCTTCCCCAAGATAATGAGGTATAACGATGAGTTGTACTTCGCACATCTTGAAGGAGTTGTAGAATCTGTTGACGAGCTCTGTAGTATGGAGATAACCAACCGTCAGAGTTCCTTCTCATTCAGAATCGCTCCTTCTCTACCTAAATATACAAACCTGTTAATAGAAGAACTGTTTAAGTTTCACAACAGGTTTGGAATCAAGCTTGATATGTCAAAGAGTATTAAAACAAATGCAGTTATTTCCTTTGATATTAAACTTGAATAACATAAATTTGAACAAACCAATAACAAATACATGATGGAAATAGTAAAAGATGAAGAAACAAGTGCAACAGTTGCACCCACTTTCGATCCAAGTAAGAAGTACAAGTGGACTCCTGAGACTACATTCACTATGAATGGTCAACAATTTGCAATCGTACTAAACTCTATAAGAGGAATCTTAAGTACAGATCTTGCACAAAGCTTATTTGCATCTCAAGGTGCTGCTGACGCTTTAGAAAACTTGTTGAAGAGTGCAGTAGAGGATGGTCGTGCTATTGAGATGGAAGACTAACAACATTACTTCTCCTGCATCTCGTAAGATCTGCACGCTTAGGCTGGGGCTCTTGGTGTACAACAATCCCCTTAAAGAAGAAACCCCACCATAGTCTCTGTATTATGGTCCCAGTGCCCCTCTATACTATGCTATAGTAGCAGCACTTTAAAAAGTAACAGTACCTATGTTGCATCCCGTAAGATCTGCTCATAGGTCTTTTTAGACTATGATCTACGAACCTACCAATCGATTAGAAGTCACTACTCCTAAAGGAGATGGCGTTGTTTGGTTGGTTATAGATTATGGTTACGAAACAGACACAATTTACACCATTATAATTAATGCCACTGGGGAGCTCTGGCAATTTACTCATAAGGACATTATCGTTAAACCTAATATTACATTTAGGAGAAACGGTAAATAAACGATAAAGAATATGTCTTGGAAAAATCATGATGATGGAAGCCTTATAACAAATGAGCAACATCAAGCCTTATCTGACCATGATAAAGCAAAGTTTTATGAAACTTCAGAAGAAGTAATTGTAGCATCTCCTAAAAAACAAAAGAATGGCAAAGCAGTGGATTCAGAAAGCGACAGCATCGATCAAGCGTAGAGGTACAGAAGGTAAATGTACACCAATCACTAAGCCTGGATGCACAGGAAGAGCTAAGGCCCTTGCTAAGACATTCAAGAAGATGGCTGCTAAACGTAAGAAGAAATAATGGCAATCACACCTGTACCTAACGGACATCTTATTAAGAAGGATGGAACATCATTAAAGAATGGTGGTAAGATAAGCTGCTGGAAAGGCTATGTTAAGAAGGGCACAAAGAAAAAGGGTGGTAGAACAGTTAATAACTGTGTAAAGAAGAAGTAATGAAGAAGGATGCATTCAGTAAGGTAAAGAAGTCCATGAAGGCTCCTAAGCAGAAGTTCTGGATGGACAAGGTAAAGAAAGATTTATCTAAGGTTCAACCTAAAAAGAAATAATGAATATTAAAGAATTTGATATGGGAAAGTATATCTTACTAGTAGGTAAGGATGCTACTGACATATTCAAATACTATAAGGTTAAAGAAATGCATGGGCTTAATCTTAAAGATGCCCAAGCAGAAGAGGTTGATAAGACAAAGGGTAATGGAGTGTACATCTATGGATTAACAAACTACGATCCTGCAGATAAGAAACTTACAGCCAAAGACCCTTATAAGCCCTTCTTGTTCTTAAACATGGGGACGTTTAAAAGATACAGTGCTGATGAACAAAAGACAGCTATTATGCATGAAACAATGCACGTAGCTCTTCTCTTGTACAAATGGGATGCTGAGAAGAAAGCAGAAGAGATAGTAACTATGGCTGAGGATGAGGCCAATAAGATTATTAGAAAACTTAAAGGAATTAAACTTATAAAATAATGGCAAAGTCTCCAGCATGGCAACGTAAAGAAGGCAAGAGCGCTTCTGGTGGCCTCAACGCAAAAGGTAGGGCATCCTACAATAGAGCTAACCCAGGTAAGCCTGGTCTTAAAGCTCCACAACCTGAAGGCGGTCCTCGCAAGAAATCATTCTGTGCTAGGATGTCAGGTATGAAAAAGAAACTTACTAGCTCTAAGACAGCTAACGATCCTAATTCTCGTATCAATAAATCTCTACGTAAGTGGAAGTGCTAAACTAATATACTATGGCAAAGCAAATGATTAAACGTGCTGATGGTTCAACATCACAACGCGGATTGTGGGATAACATCCGTGCTAATAAAGGTTCAGGTAAGAAGCCTACAGCTGAGATGTTAAAACAAGAAAGAAAAATTAAAGCTAACACTAAAAAGAAGAAATAATGGGCAAAGATAAAGTAGCTGCAGGAGTAAAAGGCAAGTCTCCTAAAGCAGGGATGGTAGATCCTAAAGGTGCTTGGACAAAAGTTCAAGAGCGTACACTTGCTAAGAATGGTATGATGATGAAGCCTAAAGGTAAAGGATTACCTCCAGCAGGTAAGCAACGTCCTGTAGACTTTGAACCTAAGTCTAAGTTTCCTGTTACAAAAGGTGGTGGAGATAACTACGATGAGACTATGAAGCGTGAGAAAGAACTTAAGGCAAAAGGTATGATGAAGATGGGTGGTAAGATGAAGAAAGCAAAAGACGGTACAGCATTTGGTATGTTGTCAGTTAAAGCTGGTATTGATAAGAACCCTAACCCTACAGCTGCTGATCGTATTGCAGGTGCTAAAAAGATGGCTAAGTCTGGCGCATCTATGAAGAAGTGTCGTTATGGCTGCAAGTAATATGACTGCTGGCAAAGCTAAGAAATCTGGCAAGCCACGCAACGCACCTAAGGTAAATAACCCTAATCCTAAAGGAAACTTTATGAGAGAGGCTGACGTACCGTCAAGGCTCAAGAGCCCTATGTGGCCCATGAAACAAAAAAGATTAAGTAAATAATTTCGTTTCGATTTTTGTGATTCATTCCAAAGATGTAAAAAAGGCTCCTCATGGGAGCCCTTTTTCTTTATTTGAAATAACGTTCTTTATACCACTGATTAATCTTATCAGGATTGTCTTCTATCCACTTATAGTATGGTGCATAGAAGTCATGTAACTCTTTATCACTTATACCATACAGAGGGCGTTTAGCATAGTCTCCTGAGGCAAGCTTGTGATTCTCAAAGTTGTCTGGATTATTGATGTCTCCACTTTGCTTATGCCCTGCTAATTCAGAAGGATCGCTCCAGTTGAAGCAGTACGATGGTAGGTAGTTAAGATTGTTCTCATCTAGTTGACCCTCATCTCTAAGCTTATCGTACCAGCTTAACCCTTCATATCCTGTGATGTCACTACGAAATCCAATCTCACGGATTCTATTCATGTTAACAATCACAGAAGCCTCTAGTGTGTTGTTAACTAATTGTATACCTGCAGCGTTAGCAAAGAAACTACAGTGAGGTTTCCATGCGTCTGTACCTCTAGTGAGAACACCTTCTACTGCTTGTTGGATGTGCCATGGAAGATAAACGTCATCATCGTCTGCAAGCATGAAATAATCTCCTGTAGCATGGGTAACAGCGTCTCTGCAGATTTGTCCTCGGTTTGCATATGGCTCTCCTGTTTGGTAGTCTAGATGGTTATTAACAAGAATGATTGATGGATCGTCTTCTCCTAAGGTATAAGGAAAATCTTCATCTGTATTAAAGATGATGAGCTCTTTATTAGGATATGTTTGTGCATGGTATTGCGCTACAATCCTTTGTACACAATAGAATCTTCTAAATGATGTACAAACAAAGCTTACTTTGTTCATTTGATGTGTTGGTTATAAGCGTTTCTATAAATTTGTTCTGAGTTGCTCTTTATCCATAAGTCAGAAGGATACTTATCATCATCTTGCCACACTAATAATTCTTTAGCAATAAAGAACTTTTTAGTAGTTACATCATGATTTAGGTAGATGATGTCTATAAGGTGTCTATCATTAGGAAATCCTAGTATCTCATTGTAAAAGCTATGATGTACAGCATACGCATGTGCACCATACACTCCATTAGTCTTACAGATGTTATGCGTAACTGCAGGACATTCACTAGCAGGTTCTCCACCAAAGAAAAACATGTGCCAGTCTAATGTCTGTAACTCATTGACACAGGCTTGTGCTTTTATTACAAAGTCTGGATCGAAGATTGCATCATCCTCAAAGATTAGCACTGACTCCCAGCCGTTATCTCTAGCCATCTCTACACATTTCTGATGAGATGCTGTACAACTAACTTTCTTATGCCATTCTGGATCTTCAGGATTCTTATACACCTCATCAGGAGAGAATGAGAATGCGCTAAAACGAGGAATAGATAGACCAGCCGCTTGAGACTTAGCCTCAAATGACTCACGCCTATCTATTCTTCTGTCTAGATTAATATAATACGCACCATCAAAATATCCTAGATGCTTCATCGTTGCAGTAACACTTGACTGTCTATGTAGTAGACCACCTTAAACCCTGCGCTGATTAGATATGGGATAGACTTTTCACCTTTACCAGCCCAATGATCATTGAACACATCATCGATTAGTATGAACGCTTTGTCGTTTAGTTTATTCCAAGAAGCAAACACTTCGTTCAATGAATGATCATGACACGCTCTAATGTTCTCCTCATCCCCACAATAGTCAAAGCTATCTAAGAACAATAGATCTATCTTACCAGGAAAGTTTGCTAAGTAGTGTACAGAATCATCCTGTGTATATTCAACATACTCACTAGGTGGTACAATCTTTTTTGACTGATTTAGATGGTTCTCATCGATGTCTACAACATATACCTTTGAGCCAGTTTTCTTGGCGTAGTATTCCCAGTTAAGAGTACTCCATCCATCACCAAACTTGCTCTCTTCTGTTACGTTACGAATACACCCCGTCTCTACAATAGTGATGGGATGATTGTACGTTTGCTCAAGAATCTCTAAGACCTTTACAAACGATCCGTTTCTACCTGTTTCTGGTTTCATTACCAAATAAGGATTACGTCAAATGGAGATACTAGTATCTTCTCTTTCCCACCAATAACATACTTTACTGATTTGCCTTGTAGTGCTCCCATGTCTACTAAAACCTCATCTCCTACATTGATATCTGTAATAGTATCACCTATAGCATACACTGTAAGTCTATAAAATTTTGATACTTGTTCTTGTTTAAGAGCTTCTTTTGTCTCATCATCTAAATAAAGATTAGGCTCCTCTAGATTAGGATGATCTAGTAATATTCTATTGCCACGTAATTTTTTAAAATCTGTCATTGGTTTATTTGGTTTAATAATTGAATACGTCTTCTATTAACTTCTTCATACCTATACATGTCTGCTTCGACATTAGTATGTTCATCCAAAGTTAATAAAATAATATTACATTTATCGTATGCCAATTCAGGATATTTATTTTTTGGTAGTATGTGATGGAAGTATGTGCTCATAGCTTCCTTACCTAGATAGGTACCACTCACCTCACTCTCATGCTTACGTTCGTTCCATATTTGTTTAAAGAATACGTGCATAGGATTAGGTTCCGTACGTGCAGGCGTAATAGATTTAGATAATGGTTTTTTGGGGATGTGATTACTACACACCCCCTTAGACCATACACGGTTGTTACAACCTTCTACACTACACGTCTTCACGATCAATCTCTCGTTGAATGTACCAGATAGCTTTCTTCAGATCTTGTTTCCTAGCACCTTTCTTGTCAGCTCTAAGGATGTACTTGATAGCATTACCTAGAGAGAATCCTAAGTCATAGTTCTCAATGATATCTATAACTTCCATACCACCATTACCCTGATAATGATCAGGATGATTGACCATCTCTTTCAACTTACTACCTTGTAGTCTGTGCTCAATTTCCTGTTGATCCATGTCCATCTGTTCCCCTTTGTGTTTCTGATAATTCTTCTACTTCTGTATACTGTACTAATGGTACAGGCATGATTACTAACTGAGCAATACGATCACCCACTTTGTAAACATCATCAGGTGACCATGGATTCTTTAAGTTAAATGTAGCCATAATCTCACCACGATAACCACTATCAATAACTCCTACACCATTAGACAATACAAGATCTTTGTCTCGTACAGAGGAACGTGGGAACACTAGTCCCACCATTCCTTCTGGTATCTCTACCGCAATACCTGTACCATATACTATTTGACCTTCTCTAGTAGATAAATCAACTGATGTAGCTACAAGATCTGCACCTGCATCTCCTGGCTTACCAAACTTAGGCTTTACTGCCTCAGGATGTAACTTTTTAAATAAGATCTTCATCTTTTACTTCTGCGTTTAGTGTTAATACTTCGTTTTCGTCTACTTCAATAATATGATCAGAATCATTATTGTTTATACCAATAACAATGTCTGCACGAATTTGATCAAAGAACTCTGGGTTGTCTATTAATAATTTAACAAACTCATCCATTGGATATTTGTGATCTTTGTATGTAACAATCTTTCTCCATTCAGAAAGAATTTTAAACTGCTTACCAAAAGTTACAATTTCTTTATACTTATCAATACCCTGACCAAACTTAACTAAGAACTCTGATACACGATATGGAGGTGCCATCTTATTCTTGATAGCTTTTACCTTAGTCTCATTACCATATACGTCGGTACCATCTTTAGCTAATGTCTTAGTCATCTCTATGGTAACATCCGCAGTATACTTTAATGTATGACCACCTTGAGTTGTCTTAGGATCACCATACATCACACCAATCTTTTCTCTCCACTGAGAGATAACAATCACACACGTACCGTTAACAGATATCAAATTCTTTAGTTTTGGATAAGCTCCTGAATTAAGTCTAGCCTTTTTACCGATAGATGAATCGCCCATCTCACCCTCTACAACAGACCTAGGAAGTAAGCCGTTATCTGAATCGATGATTACAAGATCAATCTCTCCTGTCTTAATTAAATCACTAGCAATCTGAAAACCCTCCTCACCATCGTTTGGTTGACAGAATAACATCTCGTCAATATTTACTCCTAGAATAGCAAAATAATCCTTATCAACAGCACACTCGCTATCGATATACAATACCTTACCACCTTTTCTTTGACATTCTGCTGCAGCATGACCACAGATAGTTGACTTACCTGTGCCCTCCCATCCTCTAATCTCATACATCTTACCCTTAACAAATCCTCCTACACCTAATGTGATGTAGTCGATAGCCAATGACCCTGTAGAGATTACATCGTAGTTACCATGCGCTTTCTGGTTGAGAGTAAGTACGGTACCTTCACCATACTTCTTGTTTAAATTAGCCAAAGCCTCACTCAATGAAGCTTTTTCTTCTTGTTTTTTTGCCATTTCGATATGTTTTTTGTGTATTTAAAGATACGAATAATTCATGAAAAAAGAAATAGCCTAGACGTAAAACACCTAGGCTATTTAGAAGTACACAATCAAAATTCACAATCAATGAATGTTTTTTGTTCCTGCCGTATGGCGAGGATAATAAGGGCAATTCTTACACATGTTTCCACAACAGACTCCTCTGTTGTATAGATACTCTCTACTCAATGGAGCAGGTACCTCCTGCACACGCTGCGGTCTGTGAGAACTCAACGTTGTCTTCTGCTTCTCTGACATTTGTAAGGTCTAATTCTTTTAGTGTTACAATACGTTTGTTATACTCTTCTTCAGAGATGTCTTCAAATGGAGCTTGTTGATATGTTCCGCCCCAATAAGGTAATACAGATAGGCCATTGTAATACTCACGGTTTTCCCACATCCAATTACCTACAGCTTCCCATTCATTTATTAATACAGATTTAGAATTATCAGTCCATGCTTCAGGAACATTTGATTCATATAGTCTTGTACTATCAATAGAAACAGTAGCTGATACATTGTGTGTATTGTCTCCTGTATTGTGTCCAGCTCTTATCCATTCAGTAGAGAACTTCTTAACACGATTTAATGTTTGAATAGCTGTCTCGGTACGTAAGATAGAGTTCTCTGGAGCCTTAACAGGGATGCGTACACATACAGTATCTGTAGGACGTAATACATCATCTTCACATAGCTCAGGATGATTTTCCATTAAGTACATAGCAATGTCTTCATTCTTGTTGAATCTCATTGTACGTAAGTAATAATCATTGTGCCAAGCATGAATACCAGATGCAGTTCCTAACACTAGTGACGTAGTACCTGAAGGTTTGATACAAGTGATACGAGCTGCCTCGTTTGTACCAGTCTTCTCAGTAATCATACGGTTAACAGTCTTAGCTACGTGCGCTGCAATCTCTAAGTCATACTTCAAGATCTCACCTGATCCAATACCTGTCATACCAATACCTAGGAGAGCATCCTTCTGTGTAGTTGCAGCCCATATAGGACGCAAGTAGTGGAAGTTTGTAAACCCTGCTTGTAAGGTACCGAAGTACGCAGCAGCTGCTACACGCTCATTAAGATCGTATTGATCTTTTACATCACTAACATTCACCTCACATAGGTTACAGAACTGATAAGGACGCAAAGCAATCTCACAACATGGATTGGTTCCCCAGTCAAGATCATTACTCCAATACAATCCTGGTTCTCCTGATCCTGATGCTTCTACACGTTTCCATAACGCCATGAATTCTTCTTCGCTCACTTCTCCACGTGGTAACACTGCAGAGTTATTAGAACGACCACGTTGTTCATTAAGCTCCCACCAGTTACCATACTTGCATGTGATCATCTCTTCATCTGTGTAATCAAACAAGCAGATCATAGCTGATCTACGGATACCACCAGCCAACACTGAGTTAGCAATGTGGCACATGATATCATGACACTCTAGAGAAGATAATGTTTCTCCTGGAGTCTTTCTATCTAAGATGGCCTGAACGTGTGTGAGACAAATCTTAAGAGGCTCTGGACCTGGTGCTTTACCACCTGCTGTTACAAGACGTGCACCTTTCTCACGAATAGCACGGAAGTCAAACTTAGGCATGAATCCGCCTTCTAGGTAAGCTTTCATCAATACCTTTACAGCATCAGCCCAGCCCATGATACTATCCTCAATAAGGTAGGTGCGAGCTTTACCTGGTTTAGTGATGTTTGGTAGTTCACTTACGTGATGATATTGTACTGAGTATCCTACACCTGTACCTCCTAACAATAAGAACATTGCTTCAGAGAATGAATGAATACTATCTACTGGTAAGAAACAACAGTTGTAAATACGAGCGTTGTTTACTTCAGCTGCAGGACCTGCAAACTGTAAAGCCCTCATTGATGGGAGAATCTTCTTCTCTCTAATCATAGGAATCGTACTCTTGATTCCATTTTCTAGAAACGGGTATTTCTTGATCATCATAGCCTCATAACGGTCTACGATCTCATCCCATGTTTCTCTTCTTCCCTTCTCGGGAATGTACTTGGCGTACTTGCTAAAAACGGTGATGTTTGACAGGGCTTCTAGTCCTAAATCCATATGTATTTTTGTTTAAAATTTTAAAAAGAAAGGACCGCAAACATAGTGCGATCCTTCCTAATTACCAAGCCTTTTACAAAATGTACACTAACTAATTTTGTTATTCAACATCTCCACTGCGTTCTCTAATAAATAGACCTCAGCATCGTGTCTATTATCAAATTTAGCCTCGCTCACTACAGCATTTATATCAACAGCAAATATAGGTTCACCGTCACTATAACCGATAACTAGTGTAGCGTGTATACCATGCTCATCTAATAAATCTAGTATTGCTCTAGGATTCTTTTCAAGCATGATAGCTACGCCTCTTGTAACTACATCATCTGTTAGGAATTCTTCTAGCTCTCGTGCAAGATTTGCACCACCTGCCATTACTCCTCTATAATGATCCATAATAATCTTACCTGCTACTGGGTAAGTCACTAATAATTCACGCGTCCTCATATAATTCTTGTTTTACTTTGTCTAAATCTAAACTCTCTGTTAATAAATCAAATCCTCCCCACACTTCCATCTCCTCATCAAAATCCATACCAACCCTGTTCTCCCAATATTCACGTAAGTCCTGACTCTTCTTGAAAATACGAAACTGGATAGAGATCTCATCTCTATGCAAACCGTTCTTCATTATCTTAATCACCTTAGGAAATATACCTTGGAAATCATTGGAGGTTTTGGAATATTGACCTCTCATGACAAGATCAAAATCGTTGTCATATTTTCTGTTTAGTTTATATACCAACACAACAAACCCATCTTCATAATCATAATCATCTATGATCATGTGATCTCTGTCATACTCTCCTTCTACAAACTCTCTAAATCTATCTAGGTTATCAGGCTTGAAGAGAAGATATACAGCATTTTCATACTGTACATCTTTTCTTAAGTCCGAGATATAGCCATTCAGGAAGTTATTATCCTTCAGGCTCTCCTTCTTTATCTTGAGAGTGGGAACAATAAATATACTGGTCACAGTCTTCTTAATATCCATTATTTAATCTTTACACGTCCTCCACTAAGATAGTTATTTCTAGAGATATTCCAAACGTCCATTTCCTTGGCCCACTTAATATCTTCAATGATTTCTAGAATACCTCTATACTTAGTCCCTTTATACTCAAACCCATTCATACCTTCTAGGATATCGTTATCACTTAGATCATAGATGAGAGGAGCATAATACGCACCGCTATCACAAACTATGAAACTAGGTGGCTTAACTGTATATCCTTCTTTAACTAGATCGTTGAAGTGATATAGGGATAGTGTATAATAAACTGCAGCCTGAATATCACCACGACGATACAGATAGTACTCACGATAGAAGTTCTCTACAGCCCATGT